CCGTGCTTGCTCTGTACCTTGCAGGTGTAACAGATCCAAAGGCACTAGCAGCAGCAGGTGTATCTGCAATCGCAGGTCCACTATTGAAGTGGCTAGATCCTAAGTCAGCAGACTTTGGTCGTGGGTCTAAGTAACCCATAGCGCGAGGCAAACGAAGAGGCTCACCCCGAAAGGGGTGGGCTTCTTTTTTTATGCCGTTTTACTGGGCGTCAACTGGACAGGGAACTGTTACTAGATTCCCGCAGTTAACACAGGTTGCATCTAGGAAGTACCAGACTAACTCGTAATCTTCAAAGCTTGCCATAACATTAAATACTTGTGAGCCACACGGACATATGTGAAGTGGTCCTAAACCCCGCAGATCGGTCCCAAAAGGCTCAGGAAGGGCATCTCTGCGCCATCTAAACGATGGCAGGGTTGGTAGACGGAACCGCAGGGTTACTGTACGGTTGGTACTGCTGCGCCCCTTAAGGGCGCCTGCCTGTTTAATTCGCCTCACGGCTCATATTGTAACGACTAGTAGGTGTCGCTACGCGACGACACGCCGTAGTGGTGATAGCCTTCTAGTATGACAACAATCGCAGCGCTTGAGGGTATTGATTACGCAGTTCTAGTAGCTGACTCACAGATCACCGAAGATAATCTCGTGACGTTAGCGACCAGTACACCCAAGATCGTTGAGGTTGGTAAGTATCTCATCGGGATATCAGGTGATACTAGGCCAGGTGACATCCTTGCCTATAACTGGAAGCCTCCGGCGTACAAGGGTGAAGACCCAGCACAATTTATGGGAAAGAAAGTTATACCCAGTATCAACCAAGCATTTACCGATAACAACTACGACTACAACAAGGCGGACAAAGATGGTGGCTTTGATTATCTCATTGCTTTTAACGGCAATATCTTTCGTATTGCTTGTGATCTCTCTTTTTTCCAAGCAAATCACGGAGCGTATGGCATTGGTAGTGGGGGTCAACTTGCTCTTGGCTACCTGTATTCAGTTTGCAAACCTGATATGGACGTAGCCTTTGCTAAGCGACACGCCCGTAAAGCAGTAGAGATTGCGTCGGTGCTTGACGCTAACACTGGTAAGCCCATACAGTTAGTAGTCCAAGAACGGTTCTAGGAGGAGCTATGGAAAAGAAGATAGGCAAGAAGGTTTGGTTTTCTTGTGGCAAGGTATGCGGTTTTGCTATTGGTTTCCAAATTAGTAATTGGAATTGTGATTTGTCATTAGGATTCTGGTACATAGGACTTGAGTACTAATGAAACTATTTAAGAAGATACGTTGCTGGATATGGGGACATATCATTTTTATAGATGGTCCTAGTGCTACGGCAATCTGTATGGAGTGCGGGGAGGAGTTCTAATGGATAGTGAAAGTGTTTACATTAAGCACGAGATGAAAGAGATCTTTGCAACAAAAGAATACGCTGCACACCATTGGTTTCAACAAGGTTGGATGGCTTGTAGACTTGCTTATCTATTGCACGAAAAGGATAACAATGACAACAACTGATCCAAAGGAATTACTACTTACTGCACTACGTGCAGGGGACGCGAAGCGTTCACGATCTACACAGGTACAGATTGGTCCATCAGAGGTAGGTGGCTGTCGCCGTAAGGTGTGGTACCGACTCAACGATCAACCTGAAACTAATGACAACGAATTAAAACTTGCTGCGATAATGGGTACTGCTATCCACGCAGAGATTGAGAAAGCGTTAGCAGATAATCCAGATGTGCTGATTGAAACTGAAGTTGAATACAATGGAATGAAAGCACACATTGACTGTTTCGTACCTGGTACCGGTGATGTGATTGACTGGAAGACAAGCAAGGTGCGTAACCTTTCTTACTTCCCATCAACACAACAACGGTGGCAGGTGCAGCTATACGGCTACCTCCTAGCTAAGAACGGCTATGCGGTCAACCGAGTGTCACTTGTGGCTATCGCAAGGGACGGCGATGAAAGAGATGTCAAGGTTCACACTGAGGACTACGACGAATCAATCGCACTTGAGGCACTCGGTTGGCTAGCGGCTGTTAAGGAAGCTAAGGAAGCACCGGCACCTGAGAAGGATGCAAGTTACTGCCAGCACTACTGTAAGTTCTACGACTCATCAGGTGAGATGGGATGCGTTGGTCTAAAAAAAGAACGTATACCAGTCAGTGATGTAATCATTGCTGATGCAGATGTTGACAAGAATGCACTGTTGTACTTACAGTTAGCAGTGCAGATCAAAGAGTTAGAGACACGACAGGATTCTTTGAAGGCATCGCTAGAAGGAGTGCTGGGTACTACTAATTCAGGTATCGAAGTGAGTTGGACTACTGTTAAAGGACGCGAGTCAGTTGACAGTGAGCAGGTAGAAAAACTATTAGGGTTTGTCCCTAAGAAGGTAGGAGCTGAGAGTCAGCGACTATCCGTAAAACAAAGTGGAGGAAAGTAAATGGCTTCAGAAACAACTAAGTATCAGATCAACTTTAAGACACACAAAGATGGAACACTAGTAAACATTTATGCAGATAACATTAGAGAACTAGAAACTCAGATCACTGATATCTCAATGATTGCTGCGTTGATTAAGTCAACAGAGGCAGAACTTTACACAGGTCCACAGTCTGCACCAGCAGCACCATCAGTTGCATCAGTTGCTGCAGCATTTGGTGGCACACCAGTGCAGTTACCATCAAACTCAACGCCAGCACCATCAGGTGGCGGTAATACTTGTAAGCACGGAGCAATGACCTACAAGACAGGTACATCTACAAAGGGTCCTTGGCAGGGTTGGATGTGTCCAACACCAAAGGGTGCACCAGATAAGTGCGACACTATCTGGGTTCGATAACCAATGCGGGAGCCAAGTCAATACGAAGCTCCTAGTTGTGCAACTGTCGGTGGTGACTTCTGGTTCCCTGAAAAAGAACAGGGACAGATGACTCTGGCTGATGGTCAGTATGCAAAATCAATTTGTAGAGGTTGTCCTCATCGCAGAGAATGTGCTGAATGGGGAATACATAAAGAGAACTTTGGCATATGGGGTGGACTCTCTCCAAGAGAACGCTTTCGTATTCGCCAACAACGAGGTATTAGATTAAATCAGGAGGACGGCGTTGCTTAATCTTTCCCGCGCTTGGAGTGGTGTGCTTACCAAAGCTACGCCATTACCTGATGTGTGGAATGGGTTAGCAGTAGAAGGTATTAAGTTTCGCAGAGGCCAGGTATGTATGGTAGCTGCTGCACCTAATGCTGGTAAGTCTATGTTCGCCCTGATCTATGCAATCAAAGCCAAGGTTCCTACACTTTTCTTCTCCGCAGATACTGATACTACTACTGTAATGATGAGGTCTGTATCGCATCTATCTGGTCACTCACAAGTGACAGTCGAAGCAAACCTGTCTAACGATAGCCAGTACTACAATGCACATTTAGAAAAACTTTCACATATCAAGTGGGTCTTTGATTCATCTCCAAACATTGATGATTTGGAGTTAGAGATCAGGGCCTATGTTGAACTCTATGGACACCCACCTGAGTTGATAGTCATTGATAACTTAATGAACATCACCGCCGAGACGGACAACGAATGGGCTGGACTTAGAGCAATTATGATGGAGCTTCACGATATGGCACGCAAAACTGAGGCCTGTGTGATGGTGCTTCACCACGTATCAGAACAGTCAGAGTATGGGTCACCTAGTAACCCACCTCATCGCAGAGCAATTCACGGAAAGGTCAGTCAGTTACCTGCATTGATACTTACACTGGGCTATGACCCATCGCAAGGAATACTTAAGGTAGCACCGGTCAAGAATAGATTTGGCGCACACACTGCTGATGGCAGCAAGTATGCACAGCTACTGGTAAACTACGCAGCAGTACAGATCTCAGATCAAAATGAGTTCGGTTGGATGTTAAGAAAAGATACGATTGCAGGATACCAAGGAGGATACAATGTCTAACGATGAGCAGATGCACCACGTTCCAGAAAAAAAGAAAAAAGAAAAGACAGAAGTTTCAGAACTAAAGAATACTTACCGAGACAATCTTAGGATTGATGCAGTGCGTGATGCTACCAATGGGTTGCGTGCAGAACTTGATGCCATCAAGGTAGACCTAACCAACTTCGTTGGTGCATTGCTACAGTCTGGTGTTGTCGAATTAGTTAAGGACGAAGAAGGCAACATCGTCTATAAGATCAACAAGGTTGTATTGGTAGATGAGTCAGTACAACAAGACTAAAGGTTCTCAGTTTGAGACAGATGTAATGAAGTGGCTCCGAAAGGCGGGGGTACTTGCAGAACGTTTGACTAAAGCTGGGGCAAAGGATGAGGGCGACATCGTTACTGTTATCGCGGGAGAAACCTACATCCTTGAACTCAAGAACAGGGCAACCCTTTCCTTGCCTGAGTTCTGGAGAGAAGCGCAAGTTGAGGCGCTTAACTATGCAAAGGCTAGGGGTCTTGGGGAAGTTCCTCTTTCTTATGTAATAGTTAAGCGTCGCAACGCATCAATAGATCAAGCCTGGGTCATTCAAGACCTAGCACAATGGCTAAAGGAGAAACAGTAATGCCAGTACCAGGTGGAGAAATTACAACATCAGAGATACTTGTACCAGAAGTTGTACCAGTAGAAGAAGTAAAAGAAGAAGCAGAGGTCGAAGAATGACAGGAAGCATATGGAAATTAAAGTTCGATGGAATCGAAGTATCTACACTAGAACCACTATGGAAGCAGATCCTCTGGGTATCTGTTTACGAATGGGATGAAACTCCATATGGTATGACCATCAGAATTTTAGGAATTAACTTTGAATTTCTTGTTGGAAAATGGATTGACTAATGATCTGCCAGAACTGTCATAAGGCAGGGGAAGAGAACACTCTTACCCACTACAAGCGTTCAGCTCATTGGCACGATAAGTGTGATGATAAGGGGTGTGTATGCCAGCACAAGACTGGTCCAGGGTACGTAAAGCGGGCAGGTTCAAAGGTCCCGTTGATGCAAACACAATCCCCATAGGTCCCATTGTTTCGCACTTTGGTGGTGAAGTAAGAGAAGGTAAGAGCGCATCAGTTCGATGCTGCCTACATAGCGACAGTCGCAGGTCTGCTGTTATGAATACCTATGACAACCTGTACTTCTGCCATACCTGCGGTAAGGGTGGCAATGCAGCTAACTTAGTATGCATATTAGAGAACTTGGAGTTTAACGATGGCCTTAAACGCGCAGTCGAAATTGCTACTGGAAGCGGCGCAACAATACGCTCAGGCAATAAGTCAAGAGGCGTTAGCCGTGCTAAGCGCACGTGGGATCTCTGAAGAAACAGCAGGACTGTTTCAACTAGGAACTATTACTAACCCAATCAATGGTCACGAGATGTATGAAGGGTGGCTATCTATCCCATACATCACCGCATCCGGTGGTTGTGTTGGCTTTAAGTTTAGAAGATTAGATGATGCCAAGCCTAAGTATGGTTCACCTACTGGGCAGAAGGCACATCTGTTTAATGTCACAGACATTACACTTGACTCACCACATATTGTTGTATGCGAAGGTGAACTAGATGCCATCGTTACTAGCGGTGAGCTAGGCATACCAGCAGTGGGAGTACCAGGTGTTGCAGCTTGGAAGCCACACTTTCCAAAGTTATTTGCGGGGTACGAAACTATCTATGTTGTAGGTGACAATGATGTTAAAGAGGATGGGTCTAACCCTGGAGCTGAGTTTGCAAAGCGCGTGGCGAACGAGGTAATGAACTCACAGATCGTTACACTACCACCAGGTATGGACATCAATGATTACTACTTAGCCAATGGTATAGATGCCACAAGAAAATTACTGATAGGGGAGTCTAATGTATGATGATGACAAGACAAGAGTGGGACACGATGCTACAGACTTTGCAGCATTTGGGCTTCCAGATCCTTTCCGTGGATACGCAAAGCGAAGTGATAACAATACGCCCAGTACCAACGCGTTCATAGCTGATGTCTGGTCTACTTTAGATGGTGCAGGTAACCTGCTCATCAAGAAGCACAAAGATTATGGTCCAACCAACATCAGTCTCTCACCTGGTGGACCACTCAATGGTTTGCGTGTGCGTATGCACGACAAGACTGCACGCATCAACCACTTGATTGATAGCGGTGCTACACCAGAGAACGAGTCACTGCGAGATAGCTTCATTGATTTATTAAACTACAGTGCTATCGCACTGATGGTACTAGATGGTAAGTGGCCTCGTGACTGAACTACACCCAGTAATCTATGACCTAGTACCTAGCGTTGCTAACACTATCTATCGTAGGTATAACAAGCACGTTGAACTTGATGACATCAAGCAAGAGTTGATGGCTTGGGCTATGACTAGGGTTGAAGATCATACTGTCTATCTAATGGAACCTATCGAAGATAGGCGCAGACATAACGAGCAGCGCATAGCCTGGCAGATGAAGCGTGCAGGAGAACGCTACGCACGCAAGGAGAAGGCAGCTAAGTCTGGCTATCAAACTAATGATGAGACTTACTACGAGTCAGCAACACTTGGTCAGTTGTTACCCTTTGTTATTGCATCAGTCATAGATGGAACAGTATTAGAGCAAGCACAAGAGATGATTTCAGATGGACAACCTAAAGGTTCATCATCACCGGCAGAAGGTGGCAACCTGCTTGCTAACCTGATTGACATCAAGCGTGGCTATCTTAAGTTGGAACAAGAGGACCAAGCAATCTTGCGTATGCGCCATCACGAGAGCTTTACCCTGCAACAGATAGCACAGGTACTAGAGTGCGCTATCTCTACCGCAGATCGTAGGTGTGCTCAGTCTTTGCGTAGGTTGCAGGATAATCTAGGCGGGGTGAGTCCTTGGCAATGAACGAAGAGTTATTGTTTACCTTCTTGCGTGAAGGTTTCTATCCGGACTTAGAGAAAGCACCAGGTATCTATGATGCCTTTGACTGTATCTCTGTACAGGCAGGTCATTACATTGAGTTAAAGTGTAGACATACCCACTATCCCACGCTACTGATAGAGGAGATGAAGTATCGCAAGCTGATAACCCAGGCAGCAGAGCGAGATCTTATCCCCTACTACATCAACTCGACACCGCAAGGTGTCTTTTCTTTTGACCTAATGGATGTTGCAGAACCTGAGTGGTTTAACCATTGGATGCCAGCAACTACAGAGTTCTCACGATCTAACAAGGTATCAAAGTTAGTAGGTTATCTACCAGTAGAAGAGGCGGTGCAGCTCTAATGCAGTATGACTATCGTTGCCCTGATTGCAACACAGTATTAACTATTGAACGCTCTATCCACGAGGAACCTCGTGAGCCTTCTTGCTTTGATTGTCATATACCAATGGTGCGTAAGTGGGACTCACCTGGTGTCACCTTCAAAGGTAAAGGGTTTTACTCTACTGGTGGCTAGTGTTATTATTTACGCACTGGTAGGCGCCCGCCTACTGAGTGCTAGCAAGAAGCCCCCGCCAGTTACGGCGAGGGCTTTTTGTTTTGCCAGGAAAGGGTTAGAAACCTAGCGCATTTATTGCAGTAAAGAAATAGCTAGGTGGCAAGGATCTCCACCTTCGTCCCACTCTTTGACCTCTTCCTCAGTCATATAATCATAGTTGCCATCGTGCGTTGCACAGTATGGTGCGCTGATCCAACCAGCTTTCACTCCCACCCTCAACCATAATCTAAACATTAGTACCAGCCTCGTCTGTCGCTGTGGCTGAGAGCGCGACACGCACTCCCTCCGTAGCGGTGGTTAAGGTATCTAATACCGTGGAGGATTTGGATACCAGGCTCTCCACTACGCTCTCTAAGGAGCTGAGCAATTCCGAAAGCCGTGCTTCTTGGGTTGTCTGCGAGGTGGTCAAACCTGCTTTCACGGGTCCAAAGGGTGAGTAAGCAGTCAATGTTTTCGTTACTGTAACCGAGTGCTTTTGCGTAACTAATTGCAAGTGCTTTATTCTCACGCTTCTCCTCCATCGTAGCCTTCGTCCGCTCCTGCATCTGAGGGATCTCCAAAGGGAAGTGGTGTGTTCGCTCTGGTATGAATACCCACAGTAAGCCTACTATTACTACCAATAACCCAAGTCTTGCCCTCTTGCTCATCAAAACTCCTTTGTTCATCAAGCAACTGCTTGTATGTGTCTGGATACAGGTGAGCTAGGCGAACTAATGCCTTGTCTCTTGCTCTCCGGTAATTGCGGTAATGAATTGCTTGCTTGCCACTAACCTCTTTACTCTCCATTGATCTTGTCCTCCCACACTATAAGTCCATAGACTATCACCATTACTACCGCTATCCCCACCCAATACATCATAGCCCTACCTCCCTTGCCTGTTGGATAATCTCGGTTATGTCTATCGTTTGTCCTACCAAGTGAGCGTCCTCCTCATCACTATCCCAAGCTGATACCAATAGGCGTGAGCCTACCGGTGCTAGGAATAGCCATTGGATAGCAGACTTAGCTTCTCCCCCACCCCAGCGAATACCATTACTAGGCTCCACGATTTCATAGAATAGAATTAGATCAGACTTAGGCGGGTGCAGGGTGTAGATATTATTGTCTCCCATAAATTTAGTTCCATTATCTAGTATGCGTGGCACTCTTCCATCACTCATTTTTAGCCTCCGCAACAATAGGACAAGGGTAAGGTACATAAGTGCTGAAAGAGCTGCACTCTGTGCATAGCCCGTAACTAGGTGTATGTCGCTCTAGTATTAAAGCCAAGCTATCGGGGTAATGCGCCATAGTAATAAACTCTTTACTCATTACTGTCTCCCTCGTCCAACCCAAAGAGGCGTGATAGTGCACTATTGGCACGCTCTAGGTTCTTGATAGCTCGCGCTATCTCTTGCTGGTGTATGTCAATCTCGGCTTGATCTAGGCATAGCTTTACTTTAGCCTCTAGGTATTCTTTATTCATCACTATCTCCCTCATATTCTGTGCCGTCATCACCATTTTGTTGGCGATCCTCTACCCACTCTTTTAGATTACTCATTACGCTACCTCCTCTAATTTAGTCTGACACTTAGAGCAATAGACCTCTTGCCCTTCCCAGTAACCCGCACGGCCACAATGCCACCACGATACATCGCTATCCTCTTTCAGTTCCCAGCTATTCATTACTCTCCCCCTTGTTGTTGTCTACTTTGTGTATTAAATCTATGACATAGTTGCGGGTAGCAACATCACCCTCTTTGTCTAAGATACTTTGATACTCCTCTAGTGCAAAAATGATTGTTCCGTATTCTTTGTCTGTCAGTTTCATTTACCCTCTCCCTCTTGTATGTAATCTAGGTCAATAGACATAACTATAACTATCTCGCTATACCCTCCTTGCCCTCTAGCTAATTGCAGTACTACCTCACTACCCTCTCCATTGAGCGTGCCTAAGTAGGTAGCTTCAGCGATAGTGCTAGAGTCTAAATAGCCCCCCTCTTGATACAGACAAGGTATATTCATACCTTCATCAGCTAAATCTTTACGCATTACTACTTTCATTACCCTCTCCCTCATTAGTGGGTAGTACTCTACCCTTCCATTGACTTTCGATTACCTTGATCTCGTCCTCACCCGTAAAGATATAGTCCCAATTCCAACTTTTAGGATCTCCGTCGTAAGTCTCTATCTCTAGCGTTACTAGGTATCTATCTTTCATAGCTCTCCTCCTATCACTATGTTGCAATCATTACAAGTGTACCCATCAGGGTATCCCTCCTCCTCAGCTACTGTCAGCAGACCCACATACTCCGCGTTAGCTGCACACTTAGGACAGACCATTACGATCTCCTCTACATAGTATCCGTACTCTTTCATTTACTTATCCTCTCTCTCGTGTGTGCAGCAGGTATCGCAATTACCGCAATCTCCGCAGCGGTTATCTCTGCTTGATAGATCATAAGAGCTAGAGCACTTATCGCACTCTCCCTCTCCCTTGTCTCTGTATTTAACGATAGTGTTGAGCGTGATATGGATAGGGCAAGAGCAGCCCTCACCTCCCATAGCTTCATCAAACTCTAAGTGAGAATAGTTATCCTCGTATATCTCATTTATTAGTTGCTCTAGTGTGTCCATTACTTACCCTCTCCCTCGTTCATAATCTAACCCCTTTACTGTCTAGATATCCTACTAATTTAGTAAGATAGTACCGCACTCTACCGTAAAAGTAGAGTACGATACTACCGCACTAACTAATCTTGATAGCGCATAGGCATAAGTAAAGCTCTCCAATTTATGGTGTCACTAGTGATCCGGACCCGCATAGGCTTGCCGTTACCCGTAAAGTAAACTTTGATAGCTGCACCCTTACCCGCGATCTTAGCGTAATCGGTAAAGTAAGCAGGGTTAAAGGCTACGCCTGCTATAGCTATAGTCTCTCCCTCGCTTGCCTCGAATAGATGCGCGGTAGGTGGAAAGGTTCCCTCTAATAGTGTCACGGTAAGGCTATCGCCTAGTGCGCTCACGGTTAGGGCGTTACCGATACGGTTAAGCCCGATACGGTGCACCTTATGCGCTTTAAGTAATGCAATTATGCGTTTAATATCGTCTAAGGATATGAGCGCCTTATCTAAGCTACCGTCTAGGGATCTTGCCCCGCCCTCGATTAAGCGGTATCTATCGGTAGCACGGGCGATAAATAACCCTCCCCCGCCCTCTACCTCTACCGCGTTAAGCGTAGGCAGGGACTTATCGCGCCCCGCGTGAGAGCTTACGCCCTCGAATAGCTCTAACAATAGAGCGCCCTCTACCTCTACCGCGTTAAGGCTAGGCCCTGCCGTGATGATCTTATTCTCTTGTACTATAGTCATAATTTAACCCCTTTACTTAGTAATTCCCCGCTAGGTACGGGCTAACACCCTCCCCGTTAAGGGAGGGCGCTAGTCACCTACCTAGTGAACTCTTTACCTAAGCACTTAGACATAGACCCAAAACAATAGCCCTCTCCCGTCCACCATACATTGCCCGCGATCCATAGAATTAGAGCTAAGAGGGCTAACCCTAAGGATAGGCGTACCGCTAGGCGTATACGGTAATAGGTACGCGATCTCACGCGCTTAACCTATCGCCGGCTAATAGCTGCGCGAACTTAACCGCTCCCTCTTGATCGCCTACGCTCTCGCATAACTCACTAGCGTGAAAGGCGCATAAGTATCGCGGTACTAAGTAGCCCGATACTGTCACTCTTGCCATATTCTGGCACTTATCGCACTTATCCATTACCGCCCCGCCTTATCTAGTTGGCACCCGTGACAATCGCAGAGCTGCGGGGCGATAGTACAATTCCACCGGGCAGACTTTCGCGCCTTAGCTAAGCTCGCGTATTGTGTGATTAGTGTGCCCTCTTGATCTCTAGCCCACTCGCGCCCAATCTCCCCGTAAGGGCAGAGGGTAATGATCTCATAGTAGCGGGGATCATCATCACGCCTATTCGATACGATAACCATTAAGCTATCAACACCGCTAGGGCTTATCCCTACGGGCTTAAAGTCTGCAATTCTACTATTAAAGAATCGCATAGTGTCACGGGTAAAAAAATACCCTTGCGCCTTGCTTGCTATCTGGCTCTCGTGCCAGATCTCGGCGGGGCGTGTTGGATAGTTACGGCACCCGTTACAGCTGCAAGGGAAAGAGAGCTTAGTATCTTGCTTAATTGTGTTAGTCATTTATTTACTCTTATCTATAGAGCTTGAGTAGGTAAGTGAGTAGCTCTACGGGTGTAACTATACACGACTATGCCCCATAAGCAACACTTACAACAAGGCAAGCGGTCATAGTTTTAAGGTGACCAGTCACGCCATAAGGTAGACAGTTAGCCCGCTTATGTCTAGGGCTTGCGGGGTTAGGTATTAGCTGCGATCTAGTAGGGCAAGGCTATCGGCTCACGGGCTAGAGCTGCGGTATCGGGTGATAGCTGCGCCGGTTAGTAGCTGCAAGGGTAGGCGGTTACTTAATCGGGCTAGGGGAGGATATTAAATAAGTGCCGGAGGTACAGCAAGCACTCTAACCCTTGCCAAACATTGCAGACAGTCTGCCCGTAACTGTCTAACCCTCTACCATAGGAACAGGGTCTGGCAGCAGGAAGGGGCACCCCCCGTTGCTGAATTTTGCACGGGGTATAGGTATATACCCAAACAAAAAATATTTGCTAAAGTGAAGCTCGATCAGCCTCTGACCTGCGGTTATATATACTGTGATACAACTCACATCGTAAAAACGGGAAATGCGTTAAATTTCCTGCCTTATATATAGTAAGGGGCTTTAATGGGAAAGACCCTGAGCAGTGACAGTTTGGCCTCTAGCGAGGCCCCTAGGCCGAGCACTAACTTACCCCTCAGTTCGCTGTAGCTCCCTCGGGCGCTAAGCCCGAACTGCCCAGTACTTTTAGTGGGGATTGGTCTATCTACTGGTAGATGAAACATTCGACCTAGTAAAGATAAGATCCGATTCCGGCCCATCTAAGGAGTACAATGGCAGACAACAGCGCTGACATTGCCAAGAGATTAATCCTTGGCTGTGTAGCTGAAGGTATGACTATTGAGCAGGCTTGTGCCTCCGCCGGTAAGTCCATTAAGACCTACGAGTACTACCGTCGCACAGACAAGATCTTTACTGACAAAGTTGACCGAACCCGCCTTGGGTTGAAAGACAAGTCCTTTGCAGCATCTGATGTACACGACCTTACCTTTGCCGAGTTCCGCCAGAAGTACCTACACTCCCGCACCTTTCCACATCAGCAGAATCTAATAGATGTGATCGAAGGCCGTGAACCTGGGTGGCTACACCCCAGTATGAAGTATGAAAAGGGTCTGGCTAATAACCGTATCCTTTTGAACATCCCGCCAAACCACGCCAAATCTATGACTGTGACCATTGATTACGTCACTTGGCAGGTTTGTCAGAACCCTAACTTTCGTGTGCTGATAGTCTCTCAGACCCAGCAGTTAGCTGCAGACTTTCTCTACGCCATCAAGCAACGCCTGACTCATCCAAATTATGAAGCACTCCAACAGGCTTACGCTGCTGGCGTAGGGTTTAACTCTAAGTCTGCCTCTTGGCAGGCAACCCGTGTTACCTTTGGTGATGAACTCCGTGAGTCATCTGAAAAGGACCCGAACATCGAAGCCGTTGGTATCGGTGGTCAGATCTACGGTAAGCGTGCCGATATGATTATCGTGGACGACGCGGTGACATTAAAGAACGCCAACGAGTTTGAGAAGCAGATCCGCTGGTTAACCCAGGATGTGCGCTCTCGTTTGAACCCTACTGGTAAGTTGATTATCGTAGGTACCCGAGTTACCGCAGTTGACCTATACCGCGAGCTACGCTCCGAAGACCGCTACCCCGGTGGCTTGGTCCCTTGGACCTACCTTGCGATGCCGGCGCTTTTAACTACAGATGAGGACCCTGAGAAATGGGAAACCCTCTGGCCTGCTAGCGATGCTCCCTTTGATGGACAGACAGAATCAGATTTGAACGAGGACGGCCTCTATCCTAGATGGAATGGTCGTAACCTTTACAACGAACGTCAAGCTATGGATGCAAGTACCTGGGCTTTGGTTTATCAACAGCAAGATATATCAGATGATGCAATCTATGACCCAGTATGTGTAAGAGGTTCTATTGATGGTATGCGTAAGGCAGGTCGTTTGGTTCCTGGTAACCCAGGCCATCCGCGTGATGTCAATGGCTTTTCTTTTATTTGTGGTCTTGATCCCGCTATGGTTGGTGATACAGCCGCCGTTTGTTACGCTGTTGATCGCGCTACACATAAACGCTATATCGTTGATGCTATTAAGATTACTAGGCCAACGCCTGCTGCAATCCGTCAGTTAATCTTTGACTGGACTTCCCTGTACTCACCTAGTGAGTGGATAGTAGAGAAGAATGCTTTTCAATCATTCCTTACGCAAGATGAGGGCATCCGCGCAAACCTTGCCTCCAGGGGTGTGCTACTGCGAGAGCACCATACTGGAAACAACAAGTGGGACTCCGGCTTCGGTGTTGCTTCTATGTCCACCTTGTTTGGCACAAAACAATTTGACGGCAAGCACCACCGCGACAACCTTATTCACCTACCTAGTGACCAGACTGAAAACATCAAGGCGCTCATCGAGCAATTGATTACGTGGTCACCTACTACTAAAGGTAAGACAGATATGGTGATGGCCTTGTGGTTCTGTGAGATCAGAGCACGCGAGATGCTGAGCCAAGGTATCCACGCGACCCACCATATGAAAAATCCATTCCTCTCTCGTTATGAAAGAGGCAAGCGAACAGTTATCAACATAGATGAATTGCTCGCCGAAAAAGATCGTACATTCATCTAAGGAGATATAAATGCCAGTAGCAAAGAAGCCAACGCCAAAGCCAAAGCCAAAGCCAAAGCCAACACCTAGTCCAACAAAGATGACTCCACAGGATGCAGCAATGAAAAAACTCCTTGAAAAGAAATACGGTAAAATCTATGGCTAAGAAACCTGTTGCTAAAACAACTAAAAAAATTACAGCAGATTTAGTTCAAGCACCTCGTAAGGGAACTACTGCTTATGCAAAGTATGAACTTGAAAAGGCTAAAAAAGGTGGAGCAGCAAAGACTGCTGCAAAACTTACTAAGCCAGTAAAAGTTGGTGAAGAACCTGCCTATTATTTTACACAAGATGGAGCTAGAGTACCAAGTCGTAAAACAAAAACAATTTACGGAGATGCTGGTATGGGTTCTGCAAAGCAAGTAGAACGTCAAATCATTAACGACAAATCAAAAACTGCTATGCGTGCCAAAATCATTGAAATGAACGCCAAGAAGAAAAAGAAGAAGTAAGGACCCCATATTGTTATCAGTCAAAGAAGTTGACGCTAAGCTCGCACGCTTACGTACTCGCTCATCAGCGCGGGATCAACGTATGCGTGATGTGCTCTCGGTGCGTCAGGGAGATATCTCTAAGGTATATCCTGCAATGTTTTCAGAGGAATATCCAAAGCCTCTGGTTGCAAACTTCATTGACGTCGCAGCACGAGATCTAGCAGAAGCGATGGCACCATTGCCATCCTTTAACTGC